GCTATCGAGACCGTCCTTCCCGACCTGATCGAAATCTTCGTCGGCGGTGATGATGTCGCCACCTTCCAGCCTGTGGGCGAGGAAGACGAGGAGGCGGCTCAGCAGGAGACCGACTACACCAACCACGTCGTTCACCAGGAAAACCCCGGCTTCCTGAACTTCTACACCGCGTTCAAGGACGCCCTTCTGACCAAGACGGGCCTTCTGACTTGGTGGTGGGAAGACGAGACCCAGGACGAAGACGAGTCTTTCGAGGGCAAAACGGAAGACGAGATGGCGCTGGCCCAGCAGGGCGGTGGAGAGATCCGCGACCTTCAGCAGGACCCCGAAACCGGCCTCTACAGCTTCACCCTGCACCGCGAGAAGAACACGGGCCGCGTCTGCGTCAAGGCGTTCCCGCCTGAGGACTTCACGGTCGCCCAGGATACCGTCGAGCTTTGCGACACGTCCTATTGCGCCGCTCGGGATCGCCCCAGGGCTCAAGACCTGATCGAACGTGGCGTGTCTCGCGAGATCGTGGAGAGCCTGCCGGCCTATGGTTCGCCCGAGACGGCGGTTTCCGAGGCCCGCGACGAAGCCGGCGAGAACGATCTAGGCAAGACCGGGGGAACCGGCGACCTCCGCATCGTGGAGACGGTCGCCCACTACATCAAGCTGCTGAACGGCGACGAAACCGAACTCTGGCGCGTCGTGACTGGCGGAACCGAGACGGTCCTGATCAGCAAGGAGCGTGTGACCGCCATTCCGTTTGGCGCGATCACGCCCTTCATCAACTCTCACCGCTTCTATGGCGAGAGCCTGTACGACAAGCTGATGGAGATCCAGCGGCTCAAGACCGCCGTTCTCCGCATGATGATGGATGATGGCTACTTCGCGCTCAATCAGCGCAACGAAGTCGCCATGAGCCTCGCCAACGAATGGACGGTCGCCGACCTGATCCGCAATGAGCCTGGCGTGCCGATCCGCACGGCTCAGCCGGGCGCCGTTCGGGCAATCAGCGCGGGAGGCCTGAACTTCGACACCATGGCTGTCGGGGAATACCTGTCGGTCATGGGCGAGCAACGCACGGGCGTGGTCCGCAACGCCCAAGGCCTGAACCCAGACGCTCTACACGACACCGCAAAGGGGATGCAGGCGCTCATGGGGGCCGCTCAGAAGCGTGTGAGGCTGATCGCCCGCATCTTCGCCGAGACCGGCCTGAAGGCGATGTATCTGGGGGTTCACGCCCTCGTCCGCGAGAACGCCACGGCGGCTCAGAAGGTCCGTCTTCGGGGAAAGTGGGTTAACGTCGATCCTTCGTCGTGGGGCGCCCGCAAGGACATGTCCATCGAGATCGGCCTGGGGTCGGCGGGTCGTGAGCAAGACCTGATGGCCGCTCAGGGCATCCTCGAAAAGCAGGCCGAGCTTGTTCAGCTTCAAGGCGGTCTCGACGGCCCGCTGATGAGCCCGAAGAACGCCTTCAACGCGCTCAGCCTGTTCGTGAAGGCCGCCGGCAAGAAGACGCCCGAGCTGTTCTTCTCCGACCCTGATGACCCGCAACGCCAGCAGGCTCTAGCGCAGCAGCCACCCAAGCAAGACCCGGAGATGGCGAAGGTCGAGGGGCAACTGGCGCTTCAAGCCAAGACCGCCCAGGCCAACGCCGAACACCAGGCGCAGGCCGCATACGCCGATGTCGAGACGCAACGCGCACGGGACGCCGCATTGCAGCAAGCCGCAGAGCTGAAGGCCACTCGCGACCACGAGTTGGCGGTGATGAGGGCTCAGGGCGAGTTGGAGCTGAAGCGTCAAACCGCCGCCGAGGAATTGGCGCTCAAGCGCGAGTTGCTGATCGAGGAGCTTCAGATGAAGCGTGAAGCCGAGATCATGAACGCCCAGATCGCCCTTGAGACCGGAATGGCGAAGGCGCAGGCCTCGACCTCTGTGTCTGACGTGCAGACCGGCGGAGAGCCCGGATGACCGACGAACAAGCGGTCGCCAAGGGTCATCGCGCGGCCAACGAATACGCCGAGACCAACGAAGCCTTTGATCAGGTCAAGGCCGCGATTCTGAAGACGATGGTCGAGACCTCTCCCGGCCAGCCCGACAAGATCCTGAAGCTGCACACCGCAGCGCAGAACCTCGAAGCCGTCCGCCAAGCGCTTATGGGCGTCATTCAGAGCGGACAGATGGCTGAGCATGCCATCGCCCTTGCGGGTCTGACCCGCCAATAGGCGCCGTCGCGCGCCGAAACCCCAGGTAACTGATGTCTGAAGCCATGCAACCCGTGGAGAGCGCCCCCCTGTCTGTGGAGGCGGCGATTTCGTCCCTGGTGGACGCCCCCGAACAGCATGACGAGGCCCCTGTCGCGGCTGAAGAAGCCCCGGAGCCTGAACCCGAGATCGACGCCGCCCCAACGGCTGAAGATGACGCTGGCGAACCCGTCGTGGACGACGACAGCGTGGAAGCAACGGAAGCCGCCGAGGCCGCCGCGCCTCTGGACGCTCCGCTGTATTGGACACAAGACGCCAAGGCCAAGTTCGCTGAACTGCCGCCCGAACTGCAAGCCGTCGTGCTTTCGCAGGAAGGGCCAAGGGAAGCCGCAGCCGCCAGGGCGAAACAGGAAGCCGCAGAATACCGCGCCCAAGCTGATCAGGAAGTTTCCAAGGTTCACACGCTCGCCGAGCAACTGAACGAGTTCCTTCCGAAGGCTCTGGAGTCGTTCAAGGGCAAGTGGGACGGCATCGACTGGGAAGCCTGGGTTGAACAGGACCCCGAAGCCGCTCTCAAGGCCAAGTTCGCTTACGACGCCGACCAAGCCAACCTGTCGAAGCTCCAAGCTGCGACCCAGGAGGCCCAGGATCAGGCGCACGTTGCGTTCCTCAAGGCCGAGGCCGCCAAGCTCCCCGAACTCGCGCCCGATCTCGCAGACCCCGTAAAAGGTCCAGAGCGGCGCACGAAGGTAGCTCAACACCTCCTGTCCATGGGCATCGCCCCGGAAGCCCTCAAGACGATCTCTGCCGCTGAGATGGCGATTGCTTACGACGCCTATCTCTATCGGCAGGCCAAGGCCGGGCTCGCGGCGACCCCGAAAACCAAACCCGCGCCCGTCAAGCCCGTCGTCAAACCGGCGGCTGCGGCGGCTCCCCAGAATCGCACGTCACAGGCCGCTAACCGCTTCGCGCAAACCCGCTCGGTAGACGACGCCGTGGCGCTGCTTCTTTCCAGAGGCTAACCCACCATGACTGCTCCCACCAATACCGTCACTTCGGCCACCCCGAACGTTGGCGTCCGCGAAGACCTGGAGAACGTGATCTATCGCGTCGCTCCCGAAGAAACCCCCTTCATGTCCAACATCGGGACCTCGAAGGCGACCAACATCTATCACGAGTGGCAGACCGAAACCCTCGCCACCGCCGTGGCCACCAACGCGCAGCTCGAAGGCGACGACTACACCCTGGGCGCCCCCAACCTGACCTCCCGCATCGGCAACTATATGCAGATCGTGGCGAAGGCCGGCGGCGTCTCCCGCACCCAGGAAGTGGTCGATAAGGCTGGCCGTTCCTCGGAACTGGCTCGCCAGAAGACCCTCAAGACCATCGAGATGAAGCGCGACCTCGAAATGCGCGTCATCGGCAACTATGCCTCGGTGGCTGAATCCGGCGCCACCACCCGCAAGACCGCCGGCATCCTGGCCTTCATCACCTCGAACGACTCTCGCGGTGCTGGCGGTTCGGACGGCGGTTTCTCGTCCGGCATCGTCGCTGCGGCCACCCCCGGAACGCAGCGCACGTTCACCGAAGCCCTGGTGAAGGCGACGCTCTCCACCACCTTCTCGAACGGCGGCAAGCCGACCCAAGGCTACATGGGGCCGACCCACAAGCAGCAGTTCTCGGGCTTCACAGGGATTGCTGACATTCGGTCCACGGTCTCAGGCGCCAGCATGGCGACCATCTACGGCGCCGCTGATGTCTACGTGTCGGACTTCGGAGCCATCACCCTGATTCCGCACCCCTACGGCCTGACCCGCGACTGCGTTCTGGTCGATCCCAAGATGGCCAAGATCGCCACCCTGGACGGCCTGAAGTCCAAGCAACTGGCCGACACCGGCGACAGCGAGAAGTTCCTCCTCACGATGGAGAAGGGTCTCGTCTGCTCCAACGAGAAGGCCCACGCGGTCATCGCCGACCTGACCTAACCCGGAACAGGGGCGGCTCCGTCGCGGGCCGCCCCGCCACCCCAAGGAAAACATGGCTTCTCTGTCCAAGGCCGCTTCTCAGGAAGCGCATAAGCTCCACGTCGCCGAAGAGGAGGCCGCTCGCAAGCGCGCCGCTCGTCAGGCCGCCGTTCGCGAGTTCGAACCCGAGGCGATCAGGACCGTCACCGTCCGCGTTCTGCCGATGGGCGATGGCAAGATCAGCATGGGCAAGCACGCCGCCGGCATCGGCGAGGCGCACTACGACAAGGGCGAGACGTTCGGGGTCGGCGAGGACATCGCCCAGGCCCTTGAGGCGCGCGGCTTTGTCGAGATCCAAGACGAGGCCGACGCCTAAGATGGCCCGCCGCACCTTCCTGTTCAAATCCTCGATGGGCCTTGATCACTACATGATCGAGGACGAGGACGGGACGCGGTTTGAGACGGTCGGGGCGACGGACCCCATCATCGAGCGCAACAAGGCGATGGCGGTCACCAACGACGGCTACACGCCCTCGCGGGAGATGCGCCGGGTCGCCTCGATCCCCTTCATCCTGATCAACAAGTGGCTTCAGGAGGAGGG